TCTACTGTCACCATAGATGATATCAGATTTATTGGAGCAACACTTTGGTTCCCGCAACCATCTCCATTAATGAATAAATTCTCATACCCTGATTTTCAAAGAATTCAAGGATTCGAGCCATGGGTCTATGGACAAAATACTGCATCCATCAAGTTTTTGGACAAAGAACTACAATGTGAAGATGTCTTCGTTTCACATTTCTATCCATTTAGGAAATCGGTTCATCCGATGTACGAGGGAGAACCGATAAATTGTTTCTTCTATGCGGGGCACGAGGTGGAATCCGTTTTGAGAGATAAACGTCCACGTTTAGTTATTCACGGACACACGCATAGCTCTTTTGACTACAAATTAGACGGTATGCGAGTTGTATGTAATCCATTCGGTTATGTTAGACAGGGAGAAAACCACGAATTCATTGAGCGTAAAATCATAACAATATGAATTCAAAAGAAATAGATGTATTAGCGGCTGCCGTCACTAAAACTTTTCAGGAAGTGACTGATGCCATAAATTCGATAATGAATAGTATTTCGGTAATGACTGCGCCTATGACACAGTTAGTACAAATGTTTGATGGGAGGATTCCGCTCGTAAGAATTGCTGATCCGGAAGTTTTGCTCTGTACACATTCAACATGCGGGAAGTCGGCGGAATTCTTCTTTGTTGAATATGATGTGTTTATTCTTCCCCGATGTTACGAGCATCGAAAGGATGGTTATAATGCCATAGCTCGTCGCATAACCATCGATGAATTGAAAGTCATGCAGGTTATGGCAGCATGAAATCTTGGCATAGAGGTCTGGGATTTAGAGGGATCGTTCACCTTGACGATCTCGATATAAAACAAGCATATTGCACAATTCATTGTGAGCGTGGAGGCAGGAGTGGTTGCTGCGGGGACCCGGTTAGTCATTTCTACGTTGCATATGCAGATGTGGCGCTCGATTCTAAAGGATCTGTAGTAATGCCTAGGTGTGAACATCATAATGGGATTTATGATGACAATTGGACTGAAATTTCTCGTGAGGATTTAGAGACTCTGAAAATGATGGAAGAAATTATGAACGAATGACCTCTCAATGTATAGTTGCCTGTCATTATGCCATTTAGTAAAGAAAAGTTGGATGAGATATTAGACGAAATCGCTAAATATCAAGTTGACCTAGTCGAGGATCCCACCCTTCCTGAGCATGGCGTTAAGTATTTACAAAGGATTGTTGCTCAATGTCGCAATTATCTGAATAGGACGCAGTTCTATATTCAATCTGTTGGTAAGGATGAAAAGATACTACGGGTCGATGTCCAACATAAAGAAATGGACATGGATCTGAAATTGAACGGATTATTGGCTGAGAATCCGATGGTGAGAAAACAGCCATCGATCTCCGATAGACGGGCACTGGCCGCTACGATGCTCAAAGAAGATAACGATGAATTAACTAATTTAAAATTAAAATTACTGGATGTCCAGGAAACTCTGAAATTGATTAAGATGAAATATGGGGACTTGCAACGAACGAATAATGATATAAAGATGCAGCGCCAATTAGTAAAAGATGATAAGGAAGGTTGGTTTGGAGAAGGTGGTGGGTACACACCGCCGACGGCTAATGGTGCGGTTCCGGGCGGATTACCGCCCCCAGTGGTAGACCAACCTGTAAATCCCACTGACATTTTAGATCCTAGTAGACGTCCGGAAGACTTACCGGAACCACGGGATGCAGTTCACGCTGGGCAAATAGCATCTTTCTTTAATTCTCCGCTCAGATCCCATTCGGAATTGCCCAAAAAATATAACGGACTCTTCTGTCCCGAATGTAACGAGCCTCAATTCTACACTCTATCAGGGGTAGTGTGTAGTAAAGGGCACGGCGGATTCGAGGGTGTACAACGAAAGGAAGACCCACCTGTACCGGCGGCCAGTACTGTCTCATACGAAGATCTACTAAAACTCTAGAACCTTTATAGAACATACCTAGTGTGGAACAAAAGCATTGGACGATCTATTGTCACATTCACATTGAATCAAGACGTCGCTACATCGGATTAACATCCCGTTCAGTGGAACGACGCTGGAGTCAGCATGTGACTCAAGCTAGGTTTTCCAAAAATGGACGATGGCATTTTCCAAATGCCATCCGGAAATACGGAAAAGATGCGTTTACTCATGAAATATTGGAGATTTGTTACACATTAGAAAAAGCTAATGCTGCTGAAGAGAAGTGGATTGAATTTTATGATACAAGGAATATCGAGAGAGGATTCAATTTAGCTAAAGGTGGTGAACATATACCGCATCCAATCCGGAAAAACCCCTGGGATGATCCGGAGTATCGAGCCAAAATGGTTGAAGTGATCAAGACAAGATGGCAGGATCCTGAATATCGTGCAGCTAACTTGGCCATTAGTAGAACTAGACTGGCAAAAGCGACTGAAATCGCGTCATTAAATAAAGTGCAAAGCAGATCAGAAGTGAGACAGCGATTATCTGAGATTATGAAGCATACAGCCAACACTCCCGAAGGCCGTGCTCAGCGTAAAGCATCGGCCCATCCTGGTAAAACCTTAAGTCCTGAACATCGCGCCAAAATATCGGCGAATAACGCTATGAAACGTCCAGAAGTTCAGGCAAAAGTGGGCGCCATGTGGCACGATGCCGTGAAAAAAGAACGAATCAGGGCTAAAATATCGACTGGTGTCAAAGCTGCATGGAACGACCCTGTAAAAAGTAGACGGATGATGGATGGGATTGCAGTTGCATGGGCCAAATCACATCCACTAGAGTATGATCAGGATCAAAATCCCAAGTGTAATTTGTTCGAGTTCAAAGCAACGCAAACCGTAAAACCGTAAATGCAAGGATTAAAGTCAAATGAACACCAACATCGCTGAGTTTAGTTTCGACGAAAGCAAAATCGTCAAAACCAACGAAATCGAAATTTTCAAGCAAGATAAGGGCAAAAAAGATCGAGTATCGGTGGTCGTATTCAAGAAATTCCATGACATGGTCTTGACCAACAAGGCCCAAGAAGCTGGTCGGCCTCTCACCGATCAGGAAAAAGCTGAAATCATCGCCAAGGTCGATGCAAAGCTAGCTGAACAGCTCAAGAAGAAGCCAGAAGAACTAACCGAAGTCGATAGACTTGATATCAAGCGTCCCAAATTCTCTGTTGCATACGTGCATTACCGTGATGGTTTAGGATCCGTGCGCTGTCTCAGCACGTATGAAAATGGCCAATTAAGCAAACCCGAAGTCTGTTGCAAAGAAATGGGTGATGCAACTCAGACTGTTGGAACAATTATTTTGATTTATCCAGTTGACGAACATTTGCAAGCGGACATGGATTTACTCAAGCAGCATAAATATACAAGCATCCGCATGTGGAGGATGACAGCGAAGAAATTCAAGCAGACCGAGAGCACTTACGTCGGTGCCCGAGCTGAAGGCGTCCATGTTCTCGATCTCAAGGTCTCCCTTGAGGGTGATCCGAAATTCCAGAATCAGAAAATTGAAAGTGGGAGTACGGCAGTTTGGGCTCGAGAGGGCGTAGACCCCGAGATTCGACAGTGGGCCCTGGAGCAGGGGCTCAGAAACTTCAAGCACATCTCGAAGAATCTTGGATATGAAATGGCGCGAGAAAAGCTTATCGAACGGCTCAATGCGACACCGGCTCAGGTGTCCGCAGAAGCTTCCGCGGAAACTCCACAGCTTAGCACAAATTACGACGAGCTACTTCGCGTATAGCGGCTTCATAGGACCGATTCAGTGTGAATAAATACTGGACGATCTATTGTCATACGCACATTGAATCGGGACGTCGTTACATAGGTTTGACTGCACAGACGTGGCAGAAGCGCTGGAAAAACCACGTCTGTGCAGCTAATTCCGCTAGGGGTGGGCGTTGGCATTTTCCTAACGCCATTCGTAAATATGGAAAAGATGCATTTAGTCATGAAATACTAGAAGTTTGTACAATATTGGAAAAAGCAAACGCAGCTGAAATCAAGTGGATTGAATTTTATAAGACTCGGGATCCTCAATTTGGATTTAACTTAGCAAAAGGTGGGGATCACATACCGTCCGAAATTCGGAAGAATCCTTGGAATGATCCTGAATTTCGAGCTAGAGCCTGTTTAGCGGCCAAAGCTAAGTGGCAGGATCCTAAATATCGTGCAGCTAACTTGGCCATTAGTAGAGCTAGGCTAGCAAAAGCGACTAAGATTGCGTCGTTGAATAAGGTACAAAGTAGACCGGAGGTAAAACAGCAATTATCCGAGATTATGAAACGTGTGGCTGCCACGCCAGAAGGCCACGCTCAACGAATCGCAGCGGCGCACCCTGGCAAAATTTTAACTGCTGAACATCGCGCAAAAATATCAGCTAATGATGCTTCAAAAAGACCAGAAGTAGCAGCAAAGATATCTATCAGTAGTAAAGCGGCGTGGTCTGATTCTGAAAAACGCAAGCGTATGACGTTAGCACAGGTTGGTAAGAAACTAAGTCCTGAAACTATAGCCAAAATGATTGCTGCAAATACCGGACGTAAATTATCTGATGAAGCAAAACTTAAGATTTCCGAGGCGTTGACAGGGAGACCGAGACAAACGCATTGTCAAAGAGGGCATGCCATGGAAGGAAATAACATTCTCATTACAGGTAATAGACACAGGTGTAGAATGTGCAGGAACATGAGACAAAGACGTAGACGAATTAAATAATATTAAGTTTAATATGATATCAATTGGTTTCGATCCGAGTTTACGCTCTTATGGTTGGGCTGTCATAAATACTGACGCTATACGTCCATCAGATAAATTGATAGCGTCGGGTCATGAAGGTACACTGGCATCTATTGTTCCTGTTGTTCGGTTTATCCATTTTCGCACTTTGGTTGCGTCATTACTCAAACGATTCAATGTAGATGTAGTAGGAATTGAGAGCCCGGCATATGGCGGCGGGGCTTTTTCAGAACGACATTATGGCCTCATGCTCTATTCACTTGAAGCCATATTCGAAGCACGGAAAGACTGCGTGCTATTTGATCCAGCGACATTAAAATTTCTTGTTGGGAAAGGATCAGCCACAAAAGCTGATGTGCAACGCTATGTTCAGCTTGATACCATGAACACCAGAGTCATTAATAATGATGAAGCTGATAGCTATTGTATTGCGAAGTTTGCCTCTAGATTTGTGGATACTAAAATTGGTAGAATTCGACCAGAAGATTTAACCGCTAGTGAACGACGTGTCTTCGTGGA